ACCATAACCAACAGGGCCTTGAAGATTAAACGGGCCAGTCGGTCTGGTTGATGGCACCACGACAGGACCACCCGGAACAGGCGGAGGTTGATCAGGGCCACCACCGATTTGATTTGGAGTGCCGTCTCCTGTGTCTGCCTGCTGAATAGGGGTACAAACGCCATCTTTCAAAACAAAACCTTCAGGACAGGGATCAAATGGCTGTTTTACAGGATCAGGGCCTTTGCCCTGATCATCAAATCCTATTCGTGATCCTTCTCCAAATCCTGTGTAAACCGAGGGTCTGTCTGTAAACAACTGCCTATCTGATGTAAATGTTGATGGATCATCAAAAAATATATCTGTAAAAACATCAAGAGCAGCGCCAAGCGTCCCCGGAAGATCGGGTTCATTTACTATACCAGTTACGCGACCTGTCGTTGGATCTATTTCAAACCCCAGAGGATCTTCCATAGGATTAATGCCAAGCGTATTCATGACATCAGCGGCAAATCCTTTTCTATTTCCAGTTACTTCACCTGTAACTGGATCTATCTCTTTTGGATTCATGTAACCAGGCATGGCGGCTTTTTGTGCCGCTGTCAGACCACCTAATCTAGATGTTACTTTTAGCCCTCTAGGAGTGGACACAAAATTAGCAGGATCATCAAAAAATCCTACTTCCTCGCCATCAATCATGGACGTTGGTAATCCGTCTCTGTATCCCTGACGATTTGGATCATCATAATCTGGTGTGCCAACCACATCATCATACTCATCATCCATCCCTATGCCAGCGGCTCTCGCATCAGCGGCTGCTTGTGCTTTCTCTGCGGCAGTTGCAGGAGCAGTTGGAGTAAAATCTTTAGGATCAAGATTAAGAAGATCGTCAGCACCTAACAGGTCTGTTGTTTCAATGCCACCAGCGTCCGTATCATCATTAGGATCTCCAACAGGATCAATAGTGCTTTCACTAAGGCCAGGTGAACTAGTGGCGGTTACGTTAACGTCTGGTCTAGATACACCAACAGAAGTAGCCAATTCCTCTCTAGCAAGACCAGCTTGCACCCTGTCTTGCGCTCTTCTGGCCTGATCTAAAGCTCGTGAACGCTGTCTGGCTGCCTCCGCCTCTCTAGCGTTTTCTGCCGCTATACTACGTTCTAAAGCAGCCCTCGCGTCATCTCGTCTCCGTTGTGCATCTTCTTCATATCTTTGTTGTTGTTTGTCATCTCCACCTGGATCGTCAAAGCCGGGATCACTTGGATCCCCTTGCTCACCAGTGGCACTTGCAGCCTGATCGCCCTCATCTCTCCCCTCATCATAAAAAGCAGGTATACCCATAGGCCCTGCCTCACCAGCACCACCTAAAGCCTCCAAGATGTCGGCCTCGTCAGGTGTTATGTAAGACAGCATATGCGGCTGACCAGCGATTTCTGTACGGCGCGGTGGTACAGAACCACCATCATCAAAACCCATAGGAGCCGGAGGTGCCATCATCGGCGCAGAATACATAGGATCAAAAATATCAACACCGCCGCCCATTTGCATGCGAAGCGGCATTTGTGGTCGTGGCTGCATCATAGGCATGGGCATGGGTTGAGCCTGAGGCATTTGCTGAATAGGCATAACCGCTGGCGCAGTGCGCTGCCTCATAAACTTCTTGAAACCAGCCCTCTGATTGGGATTTGTGCGTATATCAAGCTTCTGCGGTTGTCCAGGTGACGCTGGAGGAGGTGTCATTGGCCCCATGAAAGTGTTCATGCCTAGTCCCTTCTGCAAAGATACATGGAGCCAATGATATGTTATTAGTCAAACTTTGACAACAGATATTCAATTTCATCTGCCGACTGTCTCACAATCTTATCAGAACGATCATCAAAACCCTCAACGCCCTGCAACGCATACCTCAGTCTGCCAATGCGATCTATGTCAAAGTCTGTCAAACCAGATGAAGGCTTGTAACCAGTAGATCCCTGCTTTTCTGACAAAATGTAACGAGAAGAAAGCTCCACTGTCTTGGGTATCGGCTTCTTGTCGCACTCATAATAACTGTACATACGCAAGCTTACACCCAAGGCATCTGCAAAAGATGCCTGGCTCTTGCCAGATTTATTCCGCATCTCTTCCAGATCCCTGCCCTTCATCATGCTGTAAGATGATTTAGCCTTCTGCATTAATCTCCTCCAGCATGCCCTTGCTCATCATGTCCTGTGCAAACACAGTTGCATTGTCATAACGAATAGGGCCACCTGCCCAGTCGCATGCAGACATCGCAGCCTGTCTTAGCCACTCTTTGTCATCAGAACTCGCTCGAAGATTGACAGAACGCCAAGCCTCCAAGAAGCCCTCTGGGTTCTCCGCAACAAAATCAATCGGATCACCACCAATTTTAAGTCTGTATTGTTTCATTTTATCGCTCCTTCTTTGGTCTTCCACGTTTTTTCCTGTAAGAAACTTCTTCGCTACGCTTCTCAAGAAAACTCTTTATAATTCCATAACTGCCGCCAAAATAAATATCCAAATCCTGGCGAAAGAAAAAATTCTTTGATCTTTTACCGCCACGCTGCGCACTTAACGGAATATCTGGATTGTCAACACTAGGATCCGTAACCACAGGAAACAGAGGATCGTTGCACATTATCTTTTCAATATCCCTCGCAAGAAGATTACGATTCAAAACACAGTAGTCCAACATCTCCTTCTTGGTGAAAACGCCCAGTTCATCACGCTGCTCACGATTTAATCTGGTGCAATGCTTCCATAAATCTTCGCTCTTCATACCCTTGCCCTCCTGAATGAACAGTAGATATTAATATGGCAATGGTTGCTTAAACTGTCAATGATTTTTATATAAAATTTTTTGGGGTAGTGGTTATTATTTTTACTGGGGGTTGTTTGTGGGGAACTTGGCGCAACGTGTCGCGCTGTCAAGTTTTATTTGTCGGGGGGTACCATACATACCCGTGTCCCGATTTTCGCGCCAGTCACAAGCGCTAGGGAACCTAGTCAAATTGTACGCAAAAAAATAGGCGGGCAATGCCCGCCTTAGTTTTATTTTTTTGTGGGTTTATCTTAACTGTTCACGTCTTGCATTAAAGTATTCAAACAGCGCATCAGATAAACCCGCCCATATTGACGTCATGCCGCGTCTGTTTTCTGGCATTAAACCAACACCGCCTTGTACTTGTGTCTCAATGGTGCGTAACACTTCATAGCCATTTAGATCATGTTCGCCTTGGCTAGTACCATATGAATTGCCGTATGCCTGTTGCGTATGGCATAACACGCCACCTTGCCCTATGTCATCACGATTGCGTATTTCAGAAACACGAGCGCGTATTGTATCGGCAGACCATCCGGTGGCATTCATCAAATCGCGTGTAGTCGCGCCACCATCAACACGCATGGCTGTATATAAAACGCCAATGCGAGAACCGCGTCTAAATGGATTTTCTGGCGTGTCTATTATTATTGATGATGGCGCATTGTAATCCATGCGGTTCCAATCTGAATGTTGAAACATATTGGTTATTAGTTGGCACCAATTAAACAATTTCTCAACATCCAATGTTGATTGATGCTGGCGAAATTCAATAGTGTTTAGGCGTGTCCATGTTTCAAGATTAACGACACGAAATTTACCGCCTAGAATACTGCTCATGCGACTAGCATTGTCAGCTTGCATAAACGCTGAATAGTCGCGCCCATTAGGCGCAACATGATCAATATTTTGTATCATGCTATTTCGGCCATTGCGTCTAGATGGTGGCAAGATTGCTTCAATATCTGCCCTATGTTCTGCATAGCGGCAGATAACGTCTTTTACCAATGCCAACGGCAATGGTGCGGTCATAGATGCTGATGGATTATAATAGCGTCTATGCGTTGCATATTCTGCCTTAGATGCGCGCCAAAAATCCACTTTATGAACATTGGCATGCACTAGGCGATTGCCCATATGAACATGGCCGCCTAGTTTTGGCCTACCAACTTTTGCGCCTTTACTTTCAATCCATGCGAACAATTCGGCAATGTCATTTTTTGCGGCATCACATAATGAAAATGGCGGTATTATAAATTCAACGTCAACTTCATGCGTGCCATCATGAATTGCATTGACCCAATTATAACCTGCATCGTTTAATTCATCCTGCCATCTGCTAATAGACCAATTTCGAGATATGCCACCATTGGCGCATTCTGCTTCATGACCAAATGTGGGATAAACGTCATTTCTAAATATCGTTGTCATTGTCTTAACCTTTCCATGTTTTGTTGTAGTCCCCTAAATATAAGCACTGATTGCACATAAAACAAGTACAATTGTGCGTATTTTGCCTATTAGGTTATTGTTTTTATCTATAAATCCAGACGTCGAGCCAGGACCTGGGCAGCCAATTACGAACAATTGTTCTGGTTTTTTACTGGGAAAGCCCGAACCCGAACCCGAAACCCGAACCCGATGCAGCTCGGAACCTTCCCGATGCCCGAAAACCCCGAACAACTTCCCGATTCACCCCGATTCACCCGAGTGCTGCGCTGCCCGACCCGGGCTCGACTGGCAATAACCCGAACAATTGTACGCCAGTCACCGAGACTGGGCGAAAAAAAAGCCCGGCCGAAGCCGGGCAGTTGGAGAAATTGTTCTGGTTAATCCCGAATGCTGCGAGCTGTGATCCCGAAGAAAGCCATCCCGAGTGCTAGGATAGTAAGCATGGCGGCGTGAATATAAACCGCTGGCGTGTCATACGGCTCGATTGCTGCCAACATGATTACTCCGAGGAAGCACGCCCCCGTCATAAAGTTACAAAATCTACGCATTGTCAGCTCCACTATCTAAACCGAGTTGCTCTGTGATCTCTGCCATTGCTCCACAGATCTCATCCCACTGCTCGTCATACGTTACTTCATCTTTCGTAAAATCATTGTCGTTATACTGTGGAATACAATTCTCTCTATAATCATGCAACGCATCCCAAATAATTGACAAGCTGTTTTTAATTTCCTGTTCCGTCATTTTGCCCTCCTATTCAAAAAGTGTGTTGTATTCGTGATCTCTTAAAAATTCTCCAAAGCTACTGCCGTATTCTTTTGCCAATTCCCATTCTGATCTAAAGTTATCTGCATCGTCACCCTGCAACAAAAAACTCCATCCGGCCTCGTGCTCTTCAACCTCAATCGCAAAACCGCGATCAATCATTTTATATCCACCTATTAACATTTTGCCCTCCAAAGGTTGTTAGTACAAGGCAGAGGTGCTGTTCGCGTGTCTGGTCGGCGGTCATCGCTACCTCTACCTTGTATATATACAATAAGCAATCACTGCACATCTGTCAACAAGAAAAAGAACTATTTGATACTTTTTTTCACGAGCTGAAGACGAACTGGGCTGCAGCGCCAGTACCCAGTATACGAACAATTGTACGGGTTTTTCCCAGTACCCGGACGGCCCGGGCAAAAAAAATGGGCCGCAGCACCTGGCTGCAGCCCTCGATTCAACCCGAACAATTCTTGTTACATCACTTCGTCCAGCTCGTCCGCCCAATCTTGGGCATGGTAAAGCTCCGACTCATCGAGCCCGAAGTCATGATAGCCCTGACGGATTGCGTCAAAGTATGACTCATGAGGTGCTGCATATCCCGAACTGTTCATGCGGTAAGTCATCATCCCGTTGATGTTAACTCTCCGATAAAGCCGAGGGTAGCCCTCATAGAAATCCAGCGACTGCAAGCAATCGTCTGTAATCTCCCAGAACCCGACTGGCAACATTACTGTCGGGTCGGTGTGGTTCTCTTCAATGTCGGCCACGCCCCGAAAGACCAGCCGCCATCCTGTTAAGTAACCAGCGCCCAAGGCTTTCGCCTTGGGACACCTGACGCTCATCTGACGCTTGTTCAGATTTGAGCCATATGCAAAATAAATCATCGCCCCTCCTTAACGCATACTCCATAATTCTTCTAATGCGTCGTCTAAACCTAATTTGTCCTCAAAATAATTAGCCTCTGCTCTATCAGACCACCAATAACCTTCAACAGTTTTATGCCTTGTATTAATCCAAATATTTGGACCCCCAAAAGCTACTAGAACTCTTGCGCCTAAATACTCACCCTTGCTGTCAACTGTGTATTCAATATCAAGCGCATCAGAAAGATAATCAAAAGCGCCTTGAGGCTCGTCCTCATTACTAGACTCATATTCTCCAGATTCAATTTGATCTGCAATGTGTCTGCATTGCTGAAACAATTCATTTTGTGTGTCTACTTTTTCAGCCACTTTGTGCCTCCATTCGTTGTTAGTGATATTAATATAAGCAATGAATGCACAACTTGCAAGAGATAAAATGCACTTTTTTTAATTTTTTTTTGAGACTCGACTAGGGAACTGGGAGCTGCAGCACTGGCGAACAATTGTACTGGTTAAGGCGAAGGCCCTGGCAGATGAGTGGCTGCCAGGACCCCCTTTCTCCAGGGAGGAAGGTTCAGGATGACCCCGATTCGCAGCCCAGTCAAGCCCGATCCCGAACAATTGTACTGGTTACACCCCGAGGAGGCTGCGGATTCCCCGAGGCGAAGCAGCCCAGTTCCCGAACAATTATACTGGTACTGGGATCCCGATCACCTGGAACCCCGGTAACCCGAACAATTTGGTACAAACGCCAGTATTATCGAACCCGCCCCCGATCATCCAGTCCCGAACAATTTCTATAAAAGTCCGAGGAAGAAGCCCGATCCCCCCGCGCTAGATTTTCGCGCAGAAAAACCCAAACATTACTTATCATCAACTATATCTAGGTCTTCATGCTCAATTTGCACTACATCTGGTGTTACATTCTTCATACGCGACTCAGCCAAACGCTTATATTCAGCCAATTTCTTTGCAATATCCTCCTTGGTTGCTGCGGTAATGTCCTCCTTGATAACGTGCTGTTTGTTGATAAGTAATCCCGATGCCTTCAATCTCAGCTCTTCAGCTCTGATAGCCTCGCTGAACTTACCCATCTCCCAAGCCTGATCCCGAAGCTTCTTCAAATCCCGAACAGACTTGTCTACGCTGACCCCGAATTTGGCTTGTGCTTCAACTCTCATCTCTTGCAATCGCTCTGCCACGACTGGGTTACGCAACAGCCTTACGGCAGACACCGCTGGGTTTTTATACCCTGCCTGTCTAGCCGCTTCTGTCTGCGACATATCCCGATGCAAATAGAAGTTCAGGAACTTTTGCTGCACTGGTTTTAACCTACGCTGTCCTGCGTGTCTTCGATCCTCTGATAGATCCTCACCGACCTTTGGCATACTGCTCTCTCCTGCTTCGGTATAGGGTATAGGTTACATATACCTATACCTATATATATATAGGGAACCTCATGTAACCATGTAACCACGTTTGTTTTCAACAACTTACAACACACAATTAACTTCCGATATCACAAATGTAACCTCATGTAACTAACCCGATTTACCCAACAATTACAACAACTTCCTACTTACATGAGATTTTAGTTACATGCCGTAACCATGTAACCATGTAACTAAATATTAACCAATAACAGGTTAATTAACATCTTTGCCGTGGCTTTCCAGCACATGAATTATCATGGATATTCTTTCCATCATCGTATGATTTGTACTCACACGATCAACCAAAACGGAGTTTTTATACTCCTGTGGTAAGCACTCAATCTGGTGCTTTAGATCATACGCGATCATTAGTTCTTCATTCATTGTCTTTACTCATAACGCTTTTAGCCATAGTTCTTTCGACTCCTGACAGATTCTTTTTACGAACAATTCTACCCATAGAATCGTACTCTGGGTTGATCTCCAGAATCATCAGATCACGTTTTAACTGCTCCATCGTTGGAATACTTGGCATGCTGAAAACTTTTTTTTCACTCATCTGTCTATACCCCCTAGCAAATGACAAATAACATCCACGGTAAATCCATTACCGAGCATCTTGTAACGCTGTGTATCAGACACATGCGCGGTATAATTATCTGGAACAGTCTGCAACCGCTCACACTCTACTGGTGTCAATTTACGCCACATAAGCCGCATTTCATCATTATACGCATCTGGATAGCGACCCTCTGGCAATGGCGATACGAGCGTATCCTTCTCCACTGTTGACAGGCATCTAGCCTTGCCCTTGGTGTCATGCACCTCTAGGCACTGACTAACAGGAACATCTTTATTGTAATCATCGCGCACACCATTATTAAGCCTACGTCCCACGATAGACGCTGGGTAAAGCAACAGATTATTATGCTCCCATGATGAACTTGTCATTGACGGAACCTTGCCGTCCTCTGCCCTGACTCCACCTTCATTAGCACCTCGAGCGATTTGTAGTATCTTCGGCTCAAGATTGCCGCCAGAGGCCGCAGCAAGCGTTGGTGCTTTGCCATCTGGATGATATACGCGCCTATTATAATCATGCCCCTTCAGATCAGCATGACCGGCCAGCATCGTACCCTCTGCCTCTTCTTCTTCGGCAAAATCAAATACCAACTGCCGTCTATGCTTTTCAAAGTAAGACTTCAGATTACCGCCCTTGAAGTAATTAGCGTCCACACAATGCGCCTTGTCGCGGTCTGTAAAGCCATCTTCCAATATGTCCTTTAAATATATACGCTTGTTCTCTGGCAACGACCTGACTGGAATGTTTGTCCAATACAACCTGCGCCTGTTCTGTGCGCTAACGATATTGGAGTTGATGTCCACGGGTTTACACCCTAATTGTTCGTTTATGACATCTTGGAACTCTTGTTTCATATTTACGTTTTCCAGCAGAAAATACTTAGGCTTGCACTCTTTCAGAACACGAACAAATTCAAAAAACAATTTGCTGCGCGGATCATCAAACGCCAACTGACCACCCGCAAATGAAAAACCCTGACATGGCGAACCGCCGACCAAAAGATCAATCGGCTCACCATCAAATATCTCAGGCCATATTACGTTACGAACATCGCCCACATGTATTGTGTCGGGAAAATTAGCCTTGGCAACCGTGATTGCATACTTGTCAATCTCGCTGGCAAAGTATCGTTTAGGAACAATTCCCATCCTCTGCAAAGCTATACGAGCGCAGGACATGCCGTCAAACAAGCTGACTACATTACCAAAATTATGTTCCATCAATGCATACCCTTGCTTTTAAGATGTGACTCCAGTGCGCTGGCACTGTCTTTATTTCTTTTGCGGCCACGAACAATTCTGCCATTGCACGATTTATGCAACTGTGAAGCAACGGTATGCGCCTGATACATTTGCCCTTGCCATATCCTACCCTCACGGCAAAACTGCTCTTGAACAGCCTCAATGCTCTCTTGAACTTCCTGCTCAAGCATATCAACATCAGCCAAACCCTCCCAAGGCGTGAATATAAAACCAGCCTCTTGAACAAGCCTAAGGCGCTCTGGCTCAATTACATTAAAATAATACCAACCTGCCTTACGACTTGCGCGACTAACAGCCATTACAACGCCCTCGTAATATCATCTTCATCAGTTTCGTAATGAACCACCTGATGCAATTTGTAATTGTGGTTGTGCGCTGGCTCGTTATCCAATACGCCCTCACCACTTTTACGATTGCCTTTGGTAATCCTGATCCACATCTTCTCCATCACCTGTCTGCCATCTTCTAATTTGACTGGTGGAAAATATGCGTACACATGTGTTTTAGGAACAGCGGGATTGTTCTTGATCTTCCTGTAAGCCTCTAACCCATGATCCTCGCATGTGTAAATAATGTTGCCCTCTTCACTCATTGTTCTTTTTCCTCGTAACCACTGCCGATAAACAAAAACCCTGCTCCATTGCCTTCTGGATCACAACTGACCTCAATATTCAGTAACCCATGAACAGGATGCAAAATCTTGAATACAGGAAAACCATCATCACTCATTTCAAAATGAGTAATTCTACCGCCTCTCAACTGACCATAATATTTTTGCCAATATTCAGCATCACCATGTCTTTCGTAATTAGTCATTTAAGCCTCCATGCTTTTGTTAGTAACTTACATATAAGCAATCATTGCCTGGATGTCAACAGCTTTAATAACAGACTAAAACCTCATTGTCCCACAACTGACTTTTGCAAATATCATACTTTTGTTTTAACGCAATAGCCTCCTCATAAGTTAGCCACTTATGCTTTCCAAAAGTGTAAAGAAACGTAACACCATCATCAGAAACTCGATTGTGCTTTGATGCCATTTTTTTAATTTCATACCTAATTGTCATGTCACCCTCTCTATTTATGTGGTAGTGTCGTTATGAGAAAATGATAGTAATTGATAATCGACTTGTAAAGGGGCAAAAATGAATAGGGCAGAGATTTTAGATGACGCAAAACAAAAAGTAACTGTTGACCGAGCGGCTGATCATGGTGATATGGAAAATAACTTTTCTACGATTGCTGCGTACTGGACAACGCATCTCGGGACACAAGTATCGGCTCATGATGTGGCCGTCATGATGACACTGCTTAAACTTGCTAGGATTAAATCAAACAAAAGCCACGCCGACAATTGGGCTGACGGCTGTGGCTATCTTGCTTGTGGTGGTGAGTTAACTACGGAATAAACCGTCCATCACGCTTCTGACTTCGGTGTGCAACTCTGACACTCTACGCTTATTCTCATCTACCATGTCTATACATTGACTAAGAGCGTCTGCATGTTCATCAAAAGCCCATGTGCGATCTTGATATAATTGTTTCAAAGCATCATCATGGATTTTCTTATTGGCAATGAGTCCATCGAGAATTTTATCACGAACAATTTTAATGTCAGAAGCATAAAACTCATTCCGCGTGAATCTGTGATAAGACTTCACATAATTCTCATCATCTGTTTCTAACTGATGCGGTAACACTCGTGCTTGATATGCGGCTTGATCAATGAACTTCCTGACCATATAACCGTCTTTATGTACATCTAAGCCATCTGCCGCTGGTTCTGGATATTGCGGAATACGGATCATCGTGTCTTTTTTTACTAATTCAAGCATTGTTGCGTCTTTCTGGCCTATGGCCTTTGTTGTTGATTACTTATTAATATCACAACATTTATTGTTATAATGTTTTTGTCCCAATAAACCCTGTTGATTATTTAACAATATCACAACAATTTTTATTATTGACGTCTCGGGACTAAAAAAAATTATTTTTTATGATTGAAGCACTGCCATGTGGCTCCATGATCACTGCTATACCAGGCTTGCTGCGATCCACAACACGAACAAATGTGCGTAACAGGACCAGCAGCTGCCTCCTTTGGATGCTCTTTTTCTGCCAGCTCTTTTAGTTTTTTCTTACGATACGGATCAACATAGTCACCGAATAAATCACCTACGCTCTTTGTCATCCGCTCTCTCACCCTGACAACAATCCACGATAACCATCTTGCACACCGAACATTGTGTATGCCCATGCACCTCAACTGGTGGCATAACTGTATGACACCTCGGGCATAGTCCATCAGCCACCAAACGAGCTATGCTGCCATCGCCCTGACTAATCATTAAAACAAACTCAATTGTTCGGGTTCACGCATAATCACATCAATGTCCTTGTGCATGATCTCTGTAAATTCAATGTCACAAAAGTTACCACAATCAGCCATGACAAACTTTTGTTCTACTCCTTCATACGGATGTAGCTCATCTAAATATACGCCACGAATGCAGGAGTTACCAACTTCCCGCTCCGCTGCAGCCATGCGATCAAATTGTTCGGGAAAGTCTTTACGGATCTTATTCCAGTATCCTTTGCCTCCCTTAACACATCCGATGCAATTATTGTTGCCATAACCTAAGGTGTACATGGTAGGGCGTTTGATGCCAGCTTGCTCTAAATAAAACAGACACTCTGGCTTAGTCAGTTTCTTTTCAATTAACGGGAAGATAGGCTTAGCATCAGGATACTGCTCTTTGAATCTGATAGCTCTGTTGACCTCCTTCTTCGAGTATTCAAACCCGAACACTTGTGCGTCATAGTCCATCTCTTTTTCTAGGCGCTGCCGAACACGTTTCTTTAGCACCAGAGTACACCGCGCACCCCCTGGACCATTGACATACTTATCTTTGGTAATGACTTCAAACTGATTGTTATGCTTGTGAGACTTGGTAATCATGATGTCACGACCATACCATTCCTCACACTCACGGATAAATCGCTCATTATCAGGATGTGCCGAGTCTATATGAAAATATATTGGCAGCACGTTTTCTTTGCCGTGCTTATCTATCGCCAGCTTCGTTGCTACCGCACTGGTAACGCCAGCCGACCACCAAGATATAATCATCACACATTATCCCTAGCTGTAACAGCTTCATAC